ATCCCCGTACTATACATTATTATATAGAAAAAGTGTATCATAGTGATACACTTTTGTATCAACCCATACAGAACTTAGTTAAGATTTACAGATAATCCTTTCTAGAGTGGTGTTCTGGAACGACTTTACCAAGTGTGACCATCAACAACCCATCCTCAAAGCTAACTGATCTAACTTCCGTCTCGTCACTGAGGGTCCATGCTCTTGTGAAAGATCGCTGAGCCATTCCTCGATGGAGGTATGTATCTCCTTCTGATTGTTGTTCTCCTTTTTGCCCTTCGACAAAAAGTTTTCCGTATTCGGTGTAGACATTTACTTCTTCCTTTTTAAAACCTGCAAGTGCTAGTTCAAGTCGTGATTCCACGTTGCTGACCTGAACAAGGTTGTATGGAGGATAGTTTGTCGTTGTTTCGTGCTGATTAAACAGACGAGAAAAGTATTCATCCATACCTATGCTATGTTTATTTATGCGATCTAGCAAGGCTGGCAAGTCTGCAGCGCGATATGTGGTGATGTCACCCATGGTTCTTAGCTCCTTTAAAAGCGAGTTTGTGTTTTGTGTACCCTTACGGCGTACACTACTATTTAACAATAACCGCTTAAATTTTAATAAGGGTTTTCCGTATTAAAGTTATTCGGTTATCAACCAATCATTATTTCTTTTTCAATCGGAAAACGTAAATATGTTTTCCCGGTGTATCCACATACTTTGCTCTACCATCTTCTAATGCATCCTTTACTCTTTGTGCAAATGGTTTTAGTTTCTTGAACCCATTCTTATCCACATGATATGTGCGGATACATTTGTCATGATACAACTTACCATCAAAATCAATCACTCTACCTTTTGCAGTCAATCCATGATACTCAAAGTTAGTTGCTCTGTATATAACACCAGTATGATTGTAATGAGCATCCGCATATGAAACAATAACCTTGTAGTTTGTATTCTTCTTCATCCAACGTAGAGTTTTACCAATGAAGTAACTCTCTGTACACTTAGGAGTGTCATCAATACAACAAAGTCTACGGAGTTCAACAACATCATTCTCCGACTCACCATATTTTTTCCAAGTGTTTGCCATACCTAAAGGGCCATAAATCATGGCACCAATAAGATCTCCCTTATAAAATAAACCAAAGACATGTGATATACGTAAACCATTTACATTGGATGAGTAATGCCAAGTTTCAATAAAATCTCTTACGTATTGTATTGTCGTTGGTTTAACATCAAAGTCTGTTACTTTGGCACCACGACAATCAATATCATCAAATAGTAGAGTCGATAGAGGATTTGTAGTGCTCATTGAATTTTTTAACCAGTTCCTGCTTGATAATCATTTTAACATCTTCTACGTGAGAAAGAAAGAGTTCCCACTTCTCTCCCACACCAAGATAATTGAAGATTGCTTTTCCGTGAAGATGACGAACATCATCCTTCATATAATCATTTTTCTTTCGATCTTCCCAGTATGCATAGATTGGAATCTTACCCTTCTCCAATGCAGATTCTTTCAACTTAATAAGATTTGATTTACGAGAGGATGAGTTGTCAGCACGAGGATTTTTCTTTTGCTCTACAGCGATCTTTGAATTTTCCCAATCAATTTTTTTTCCAACACCCAAGTGTCGTGCTTGTGGGTCTGAATCCCATTCGGGAATGACTTCTTCAATATAATATCCAATAAAATGATTAATACGACTGCTCAGAAAGACTCCACGGTTCTCCGAATGATCAAGACGATGATCATAGTCATACTGAGAAATATCATAACCTTTGAGACGAGTTCTCAGAGATTCGATGGCAGTCATGAGCAATGGGCGGTTTGACGATCCCATTATAGCAAAAAAATACCCCCCGGTCAAGGGAGGTATGGTTTTCATTCGGTTACTTCTACTTTTTTCTTTTTACCAATATTGTATTTGGTTTCAAGTATCCATTCGTTCTTCTCTTTATAAGCAAGAACTTTGATTTGATTAAGTGGTGCAATATCAGTAACCTTTTCAGGACTGATAACGGTCACCAGACCCCAATCGCAAAGTAGTTGAATAATTCTGTTACGTCTCTGAACATCATTCACTGTTAGGTTAGCATGTTTACCATCCAAGGCAAACAGTTCCTTAAAGTGTACGATGTAGTACCTTCCCTGCTTGTGCAGAATATGACAGGACTGGTAGATCTTTTTCTCCTTTCGGGATGCGACTCCAATTCTCGTCAGAGTTTCACGAACCTTGAGAAAATCATCCGGTTCATTCAAGGTAACTTCGATCATTTGGTCGGCCGACCACCTGACCTCAGGTTCACTAATCATCTTTTTCCTCCGGTCTCAAATTTAGATTTAATAAATGACAATTGTTCTTTGGTTAAGATGCTCAGAGTCTGCTTTGCTTTTTCGTTACTATAACCATAATAACGTTTCACTAAATCCAAATTTCTGATTTCATCTTTGCGGAGCCAGGGAGAAAATCTCTTCCTTTTCCTCACACTATTTAGCAAAAAGGAATATTGCATATTTGAATCCAGATTTGGATTTTTGTTCATCTCATTCGCATACAAAACCGTGTCTAGGTGACCGGACATACAGCGATTAACAATGTATGCTGGATACTTTGCTGTTGGATCTTCATTGAGAAGATTCTTTTTGTTCATGTTGATTGAGTTCAACCAGTCTTTCAATTCGTAAGTCATCGTATAATTTGAATGTTGTCGTCTTCAGTCCAGAGTTCTACTTTATTACGGAAACGTCCCTCTTCTTTTAGTCTTTCATATCTCTTAGTTGCTTTCTTTTTCCACCACTTAATGATGTTCTCAAGGTAGAACTTATCAAAGTTCTGACCAGGACGAAGAGTTTCTTGTTCGCCAAGGATAACTTCACGCACATTCTCAAACCCATAGTCTGAGATATAGAAACGTTTCTTCTGTGTCAGACCAAAGGCAGTCTGAATAACATCATTAAAGTGAGTCAACTTGTTTTGATCATGAAGAGAATTCTTAATGATAGAGATCATCTTTGTCTGTCGCTTCATCTTCTTGGATGATGCTTTGTTGTCAGTCAAAGGCGTGTTATCATTCAGTCTCGTGAACTCATTGTGAAGTTTATGAAACTGCTTGTCATGCATCAGTGGCAGGAACTTACTCTCAGTCAGTCCCTTGAATCTCATGAATGGTTTAAGACCATCATACTGTGAGGCACTGGTAGCAGACCCGTAGAGTGACGTTGTTTCAAACAGAGCAATCTCTTTCTCAAAGACTTCATTCAGAGTCTCACGAGCGAAGTGAGAGCAGCACAGAAGCGCCAGTAGTTTGCCACCAAGATAGTTGTACCCAAAGGGTTGAGATGGGACAATCACGAATCCCATGGCAGCGTGCCTATTGAAGATAGACAAATTAGGTTGGTGTCCCAACCATAGATTCCTTGGTTTGGAATTGATGGTAGGAGATCCGAAACGAATGAATCCCAATACCTTCTTTGTATTTTTCTCAAAGATCATCCAACGCAATTCCCTTCCAGGGATGTTGGATTCATTGTTATGAGAAGAAACTGCTCTCAAAAGATTGACATAATGTTCCTGAGGAACTCCGCCTTGAAAGCGGTTGCCTACGAACTTGATGTCAAATTCCATATCCTGAGGATGAATATCTTCATTAAAGAACTCATCTTCAAGTGACACCAGAGATGATGAAGATGAGATAACCTCTTTCTTCACAAATCTCAAGTAGTCTTCAATATTAGTAAAGTGGGAGAAGTAGTTGATGAACTCATCTGCTGCCCACTGTGCAACTTCTTCAGATACAATCATAGAATCAATTTTTTCTCAGGAGCGGTGATACCACCGAACATTTCACAATACTTGTTCTTAACTGAAGGGTCAAGTGCTGCGATATAAACAATAAATCGCTTTGAGACTGTAATCTCAGGTTCTTGCTTATCAATCACAGTTGCCCAAGGAATAAATCCAACAGAACTCTGTTGAGGAATACAGACCAGTCCATTCTTTACAGTGACACTATCATCAGTCTCTTCCAAGACTTCAGCAACGATCTCTTCGCCAGTGCTGATGCGTAACAGTTTTACATTCATTTTAGTTCCTCATAGTGTTTGATTAATCTTTCAATTTGTTTCTTATCTGTGCCGCAAGGAGCACACTTTAAACAGATAAGAATAGCAGCATTGTCTGAAATTTTGGGTTTGATAGTAAACCCCCATTTATCCACTTCACCTTCAGCGGGTGCTTCGACGTACTCAAATTCATGTGGCATTATGAAATGCCCTTTGGAAAACTTTCAATCTCAGTCAATTCATATTCCCAATCTTCCATGACCTCGTTAGCAAGAAATCTAGTTGAAAGCATCTCAATTTCTTTCTCAGCATACTCTCTGGTCGGTGCTTCTATCCAAAGATCAATCACCTTACCCAATCTAAGTTTCTTGATGTTCAACTCAGACAATCTCTTACAAGCATCTCTCACAGCATTACCTGGTGAGTCATCAACCTGCGATCGTAGACGGATGAATACTAGTGCTTTAAATTTCATTTGAATTCACACTCCACCATAATTTCAGTCATTGCCGCCAAGAGGTTGATTTCTTGGTCTGCGACAAATGCCGACTGGTACTGATACTTAGCAACAATGAGCACAGCAGCAGCAATGGAAGGACCATCCAGAACTTCGTAAAGAGCATCGTAAGCACGACGCAGAAGTACATTAGAATCGTTGTCCAGATTAGAAACGATCCATTTACGTACCTCAGGAAAGTTTTTTTCCTTAAGGTTCTTAACAAGGTCATTTACTGCGATATCCCCAAACGATGCGAGAATGCCCGAATCAATCGAACCACCCACGGAGTATCGTTGACACTCGTTAAGGACTCTTCTCCAGTCTGGAAAGTGCTTTCCGATGAGTTCAATGAGTACTTTGTTGTCGTACTGGATTTTTTCTCCGTCGAGGATTTCCCGAAGTCGAGTGAAGAAACCGTTTGCAATTTTTGCTCGTTCCTTTCCTTTGATCCCAAATTCAACGACGGTACACCGGGAATGGAGGGGATCAAGGATTTTGTTTTTGTAGTTGCAGGTAAAGATGAATCTGCAATTACTAGCAAACTCCTCAATAAACGCCCGTAAGCAGAGTTGTACATCGTTGGAGGTGTTATCTGCCTCATCAATGATGATGACTTTGTGTCGAGAAGTTGCTTGAAGCGAGACGGTCGAAGCGAAGTTTTTCGCATTGTTTCTGACAGTATCAAGGAAGCGACCCTCATCCGA